GTGTATGGGCACATTTGCCAAAACAAAGTTCAAGCGTTCGGAGTCGGACCATCATATGGACTTCATTGTGAAACCGGACCCATCCGTCATTATTCAGGGTGAATTTTCTGTGAAGAGTCTCAACAATTTTATCAAGTGTACGCCTCTCTGTAGTCATTTAGAGATGTATTTAGGCAATGATTTACCGCTTATTGTAAAGTATGATGTGGCGTCGTTGGGTGAAATCAAATTGTGTTTGGCGCCGTTGCCACCTACGTAAAAAACAACAGTTGTAATATTTTTTGATTTATTGTCTGAAACAGCAGACAATAAATAACCTAAAATTCCGGCGCATGTTTCTTGAACAAGCACCCGACCTTTGACAAATGTGGAATGTCCCGAATAATATTCGGGTCTTGAAGTTTACACACATCCAGCCATATTTTTATTACCACAAACTTCTTCTTGGGTGAAATTGTAATTCCATTGATATGTTGCTCGTGTTTAGTATTCACACACAAACTGCCGCCGCACATCAAACAAAATAGTCTGCGCCACACATTGCCAACCTCGGCATTCGCAACACAATAGGAGAAACAGCCTCCGTCTCGGTTTTTCTTGTCTTCCCATGTAGGGCCGACGCCATCCTTCATGCAGAAGAACATTGTGTTATACAATAAATAGTCGGGGATTTGACGATTTAAAGCAACAACAGACTCCGCATGCTGTATATCACGCATAATAACACGATAACTTTCAATCGTCCAACGATTATCGGATTGCAAATGGTAGAAGAGATTCCATTTGTTGGATAATAAAAGGAGAGGTTGAGTGTCATCCATGTTATCTGGTATAGTAGATATTGACATTGTTTTTTAAATAGGTTTTGTAGATGATATAATTTGGATTATTGCGTATTATCGCAATCAATTTTTCGGGGGACTATTAATATACGGGGGACTAGAAATATACGGAGGACTATTAATATACGGAGGACTAGTAATATAACGACCGGGTTCCAAAATGATTCCTTGGTAAGATTCGATATTACGCACAACAATATTGGAATCCATGATAATCAGTTTGTATCGGTCATCAAACACAAAATCTACTTGATTGTATTGATATCGAAGTAGCCGTAATACAAATATACGATTGAACAAACAATTACCAACCATCATATAACTTGGGTCGACAGCCAGTCGCAATGGCCCAGTAGGAATATCTGGGTGGTCATATAAAACAGAGAGGAACTGGATGTTGCTGGGACCCGACACAATATCATCATGCGACATTTTGACATGTCGTTGGCCGTCATTCGTTTTACAAATCATGATAGAATTACCATCAAGATCTTGACTATAGTCATTGCTTGCGTTATCGCCATTCGTAAACACATATTTCTCCAATAATTTGCCATTCTCAATAGAGGCAATACATATCCATGAGCTAAAGTCCGGTTCCACCAATTTGGTATTTGCCGGTTTCCAATAATAACTTAACCTGCTATCCTCTATTAGTATCATTGTGTAATTGTATTTCCAGAATAAATCCAGTATTATGTTGGTTATTTTTATTTGAACCGCTTTTATTACTTGACATGCCGCGTTTTTTATACTTTGGAAAAACGACATTCACGTAGAGGATTCTATATATTTCTATCAGTCATATGTATTTATACCGATTAAGCGAATATTTTCTTGTACTCTGCCAATACTCGTGTTTTTTGTTTCGCATAATCCACGATGGGTTCAATATATCCCGCGACGGGACTATGAATGAGTTTGGCGTTAGTATTTGCCAATTCTGGAACCCATCGCTTAATATACGTGGCGTCGGGGTCATGTTCTTTCGATTGCGACCATGGATTGAAAATACGGAAATATTCTTGTGAATCGGCCCCGCCTCCCGCTATCCAGAGCCAGTTCCCGTAATTACTCGCAACATCATAATCGACCAGATGTGTGGCAAAATATTTTTCCCCCCAGCGCCAATCAATCAACAGCGTCTTCACCAAAAAAGATGCGACAATGAGTCGACCTCTATTGTGCATATATCCAGTCGCATTGAGTTGGCGCATACAAGCATCGATAACCGGAAACCCAGTCTTGCCGTCGCACCAGGCATCAAAATGTGCCCGATTATTATCCCACGCAATTTTTTCATATTTGGGGTCAATTGGTTTGCCTAAATGGGGATAAGCAAAGAGAATATGAGCATAGAAGTCGCGCCACAAAAGTTGGCGGCGAATAGGCACTGGCATTGCGTTGTAAACCTCTCGTACAGATATACATCCAAACTTGATATATGGTGACAGTTCTGTGGTGGAAATCGCAAGTGTATTGCGTTCAGATTCATAATGAGAAAATGATGAAGAAGAGAGGCGGCGAAGTGCTTCGGCGCGACTACCATCGCCAAGAATGTCGGGGTTCAGTTCAGAACCGGTGAAACGAAAATACGCATCAGTTCGCAACAATATCGGTTTAATTTTGGCATCGAGTGATGACGGAATCTTTGTTAAAATGCGGAATCGCGGTGCTTGGGCCGGTTCGGTCTTAATATGAGAGGCAACAGCTTTATTGTAAAATGGCGTGAACTTGCGGTACGTTTCACCGGTGCCGTTTTTCAATGTGCCTGGTTCCACGAGATAATAATCACTGCTGCCAATACACTCACAACCGCAATTTTCCGCTAAATCAGCCTCTCGTTTTACAGCAAATGGAGTGTAATCGTGGTTGAAAAACACGGCATCGACGTTCAATGTTTTTACCAGTTCGCGTATAATATGTGTGGTATCGCCGTAGTAAAAATGACAACATGACCCATGTTTTTTGAGTTGTGTATCCAAGTCGTCAAGAGCCTCTATCATAAACTGGATGGCATTTGTGGATTTGTATTTGTTTTTGTCTGACACCTGATCGGGAGTGAAAATGAAAATAGGATACAGTGTGGAACATTGATGTGTTGCCGCTGAGAATCCCATGTTGTCGATTATACGGAAGTCTCGGTGAAATATGTAAATCCCTGTTTTTTTGGACATATATACTAGGGCGATTTAATAGATGTTTTGTACTGACCGAACATAAAGTTGTTTGGAAGTAAGGAGCTCTCCCGAAGGGGGCAAAAAAAATGGAGTAAATGTGTTTTTTTGTTTTGAATCTGATAGATTCACATCAAAAAATTGCGTATATGATTTGGGATTAAAATGGTACATTTTAATGACAAATTATATAGGGTGTTATTCTGGTAGACCCCAAATAGGGTCTATCAGAAAATTGCTGAACGACAAAATATTTATATTTTGGAGTAAAGGTGTTTCTTGCCTCCCCCCTTCGGGGGGCCAAAAAAATTGCGTACTATAAAAACGGCACGTTTTTATAGTAGGGTGTTTTTTGTTGTGAATCTGATAGATTCACATCAAAAAATTGAAATCTTTTATTCTCATGTTTGGTAATCATAAATATTCCAAAAACAATTCAACAAAGTATTCGCAAATAACACCCAAAACTAAAGTAAAATAATGTCTTCCGCAAATAAATCCCCATCTCCTTTCTGCAATTATTGCTTCAAAAAAGGACAGGAACCCCATGTCTACAATTCGCATTTTACTCATAAAACATCAAGTCAAAATAGCAAGATAGTGTGTCAGCTGCTTTTGCCATTTGTGTGTAAAATCTGTACTAGTGGCAATCACACTTATGATAGATGTAAGAAACAACAATCTGGTCAACAAACTCATGTAGCCGCAGCAGCAGCGGTTTCAGTGTGTTTGCCTGTTAAAAACAGGTTTCAAATTGATGACGATGATGATGAGGAACCCGAAGTCAATTTGATAGAGGATAAGAAGAACGACGAAGAATGGATAGAGATTAAAGACCCCCAATCAGGTAAGCCATTTTGGATGAACATTCAATCAGGGTGTGTATTGTCATTTAACCCAGCTACACGGACTGTTGCTACTGATGATGACTGGTAAGTTGTATAAACCTTGTATAAACCTTGTATATAAACCTTGTATATAAACCTTGTATATAAACCTTGTATATAAACCTTGTATAAATAAGAAAGACGCAAGTCTTTTTTACCGAATAAAATAATATGAATCTGGCATATTATTTTATTTACATAATTGACGAAATAAACGACCCCTTATAGGTTTCAATACCCGTGTGGTCTAAATTAATACTTACATCGGCAAAAATAGACCCGCCCATTTTTGTCCAACGATGACAAAACAACCAGTCTTCCGAGAAATAATGCCCTTCTTCAACCCCGCAATCAAACAGAGCAAAAGCATGCTCGTTTTCTTTTCCCGATAAAAATCCAACATCGTCGACATATTTTGTCTGAGGGAACGCACGAGCCATAGTTTCAATGACTGAGCGTTTAATCATCATAAACCCGGTGGCCAAGTGTTTAACTTTGGTCAGATTATTTTGAATAGAAAGCATATTTGAAACATAATTAATGTTATAACGCACCATATTCATCTTGACGTATTCATCATTTGATACTAGACTGTCGATCTGCGATTTCTTCTTTCGGTCAAGTAATTGCCGAATCATGTCGGGATTCTCAACGACTTTCTCCCATTGATAATTTTTGATGGGATATATGCCGCCGACAATTGGTTTGTCTGACAACAACAATTTTAAAATATCATGAGGGTCCCATGTAATATCGGCATCAATGAACAAAAAATGTGTGGCATCGAGGATATTCATGGCTTTTGCAATTAAATTGTTTCTGGCACGACTCACCAAACTATCATTTCTGCAAAAATAAACAGTTGTTGGAATATTCAGATCTTTACACATGAACATGGTCTTTAATAGTGACTCGGTGTATCCGGCATACAATGAACTGTTGTAGCATGGCGTGAGTATAATGAGCGTGGGTTTATTTGTTAATAAATATTGATGAATGTTGGCGTTCATGTTTACTTGTTGTGTTTGAGGTTCAGGTTGTGGAGGTTGTTCAAATGACCAAACATTGTTTTCTGACATGGCTGAGTATGTAATAGTGTGTTTATAATATTTAAGTTGTTTATTGATAAATAACAAAAAACGATTATGTTTGTTGTTATTTTTTTGGTTGTTTTACATTACAGTAAAACTGTTTTATGGTCATTTTACCTGACGGTAAAACTGTTTTATGGTTGTTTTACATTGCGGTAAAACTGTTTTATGGTTGTTTTACCTGACGGTAAAACTGTTTTATGGTCATTTTACCTGACGGTAAAACTGTTTTATGGTCATTTTACCTGACGGTAAAACTTTTTTATGGTCATTTTACCTGACGGTAAAACTTTATGCCTTGACAGTCTTGACAAAGTGAATCTTCAAGTATCTCTGTAAGTTGAAATAAGTGAGGACCTCGCCAGCACCAATCTGTAAAAGCTTGGTGAGCTTGGCATCAGGGTTAATCTGTCTGCCATTATCCTTATCCTTAAGGCCGTTCTTCTCGATGTAAGCAGTAATCTCCTTACTGACCTCAACGCGGGACATCATGGTGCCCTTCTCCTTTCCAACAAAGGCAAGGAGGTCATCACTGACAACGGAGGGCTTAACAAAGCCGGAAAGCTGTCTGTTGGGGTTGGGAACAGCGGACTTCTTGGACTTCTTAGACTTACTGGCGTTCTTCAAGTCTCTGGCAATACTCTTCTCCAGTGACTTGTAATCAGCCTTCATGGCGGCAAGTAAAGTGGAAACCTGGTTAATCTTGGAACCAAACTCAGCCAACTTGGCATTGGTGTCAACAGTGGTATCAGCAGCGGGGGTCTCGGCAACAGGGGCAGCGGCAGCAACCTCAACAACAGGGGCAACAACGGGGGTCTCAACAACAGGGGCAGCAGCGGCAGCCTTGGGCTTCTTGGCAGCCTTCTTCTCGGCAACAGGGGCAGAGGCAGGGACCTCAATAGCAACAGATACAACGGGGGCAGATGTGGAAGCAGATACAGTTTTGGAAGTTCGGACCATTTTATATACCTTACTAGCCTTTCGTTTTTAAGTAGTTTAACGCATTTATATATTTTTTGCCTGTAAATGTGGGTTTACGAGCAAAAATAGGGGTTAGACGCGATTATGTATAATAACAAAATAATTCTCATATAACCATGGCATCTGATTTCGCGCGGCTCTTGAAACCAGTGTCATTGCCGTCAAAAAATACATCGCCGACAAATTGCGGTATTCTTCGGTGGCATTTGATGAAATCAGGGATTCACCAATACGAATCGCAATTTCACGATTTTCATTCAAGGTTTGGTCGCGCATATTAATGTTTTCAGCAAACCCAAATGGATTCCCCGAATTATATATATTGTATCTCAAGTCGCGAGGAATAGCGCACCAAATTGTAAAGAGAAATCCGATAAAAGCTCCAACTTCATTGTTTGACAGCCGGTTAAACCATTCAATGTTGGAATAATGCCCGAGCGCATCGATTTTCATAAACAATTCATTGGTACGGCGTTGGAGAGAATCAATCCCGGCATTCACTTGCGCGCATATTTCCATATCATCATCTTTTGACAAAATCTGGTTTTCGGGGAATACAATGTTTGTCAGTCGCATCGCGCGAATAAATCTAGCTCCAAATGTGGGTTTCATATCTTCACGGGTATATGGGTTATCAAACTTTTTCATTTTGGAGAGTAGATGATAGAGGGACCGCATATGGAAGCCATATTGAACCCCGGTGCTATCCCTGTGTTCAATATATTCGGAGAATGGGATTTCGTTGAGTGGGTCCAGCGTATAGAAGTCGGCATCATTCACACACAGTTTTGGTGTTAGTTTGCCTTTGATTTTGAAAAGTTCACGGACAAACCAACCGCGACTGGCTTGTTGTATTTTGATTGCGGATTTTTGTTCTTGGCGGAAGCTGAATATGCGATTTATTAATTCGGCCTTTGTGCCAGAAATGCGGAGCTTGAGCTCACGAGCAATGTCCTTTAGTTCGGGCAATTTACATTTTGTTAAATCTGCGTGTAAATCTGGTTGAGGTCGTGCCATTTTAGAGAGCATTATAAATTGTAATTATACAATGTTTTTATACCCTTGTATAAATCTATGACCCTTAAAATCTATGACCCTCAAAATGTATGACCCATCAAAATGTATGACCCTTAAAATCTATGACCCTTAAAATCTATGACCCTTAAAATCTATGACCCTCAAAATGTATGACCCATCAAAATGTATGACCCATCAAAATGTATGACCCATCAAAATGTATGACCCATCAAAATGTATGACCCATCAAAATGTCGATGTCTTAAACCAAACACAACAACACACTGACATACGAGCCAAAAAATTGAAAACACATAAATGATTAATCAAACTAATATAAAGATTCCCCCAATAATAACATATACCAAGATGACCGCCAAAGCCCAACCAATTGTATTAGATAACACCACCTGGACCGCCGATGCGTTCAAGTTCATGCCTCCCAAGGTGAATGACAAGGGTGGAAAGTCCATTAATTTAATCAGTACCCAAACCAATCGCTCTCTACACATTACGACTCCTCTTATGACTACTTGGGGAATCAGTGATTTCATTGACCCCAACACTGGAGTAAGTGATGGAAAGCACAGTATTTCGCTCACATTCCCCAACGAGGGATTTTCCAACAAGAACACGGATGCTTTCTTGGAGAAGATGAAGGCATTTGAGAGTGCGGTAATTGATGCCGCCGTGAAGAATTCCGAGATGTGGTGGGGCGAGCAATTAGAGCAGGGCATTTTGAAGCACACCTTCTTCCCTGTTTTGAAGTATCCCAAGGTCAAGGGAACCAAGAAGTCCGATTTGACCAAGAGTCCCAGTATTAGTGCCAAGGTGCCATATTACGAGAGAGATGGTCGATGGAATGTGGAGATTTATGATGTAAATCGCAATCTGCTTTTCCCTTGTGAGAATGAGGAGCTCACTCCTGCGCACTTTGTACCCAAGCTCAGTAATGTTGCTTGTGTGATTCAGTGCGGTGGAATCTGGATTGGAGGAAAGGGATGGGGATTAACCTGGAAGCTTGTTCAGTGCGTTGTCAAGCCCAAGGAGGTTGCTTCTGTATTTGGAACTTGCCACATTAATTTGTCGGAGGAGGAGCGCTCTGCTATTGAGAATGGCAGTGAACCCGCCGAGGATATTGAGGATATTCCGGCACCGAGCAAGGCCTCAAATAAGGTCGAAGCGCCTAAGGCAGCTGCTTCTATAGTGAAGAAGGTTGTTGCGCCACCTGCTGTTCAGGTAGCTGTCCAAGCAGCGCAAGTTGAAGACAGTGATGAGGAGGAGGAGCCTGAGCCTGAGCCAAAGGTTGTTGAGGTACCCAAGGTTGTCGAGGCACCCAAGGTTGTCGAAGCCCCTGCTGCCCCTTCGGAGCAAAAGAAGGTTATCAAGAAGGTAATTGCCAAGAAGTAAATGCTCCACATACTAAGCATTCACTTAAGACCTTCTTGTTTTTTTACACCTTTTATCATTTTACACCCTTGGAGATTGAAAACGTGCCGTTTTACACCTTTTCTCATTCAAAATGCCCACTTTGTGGGCATTTATGAGTAGGGAAGGTGTTGCATATTGCGCATCTTTGATGCAAAATGGTGTAAATCTTCAAGGGTGTAAAGGTGAAAAGGTTTATTACAACTATATTTGTCAAATACTTATTTGTCAAATATATAGAATATGCGCGTGGCACGTAAAACAATAAAACGCCGCAAAATAAAACCGCTCAATTGTAATCCGTCCGTAAAAACGCCAATTCCACATTCATGTATGACAATAGAGGCGCTTCTATTATTGCGCGATGAATACAATAAAGACCACCCAACCAATCAAATTATTGCCGAAAAGCCGGCACTTATCTGGTACGAACTCAAAATGCGACTTCAATGTGAAGATGAGAGGTGCTGGCTCGGCGAAATCGACGATGTTGCCAAACGCAATATGGTACAAGACCAATTATTTGCCCCCGACCATCCACCAGAATGGATTAAGAACCCGCTCGAATGGTTGACTAATATTGACATCGACAAAGTAATGGCACAGTATCAGCAAAAATACGCGGACTTTGAATATTTAGGCACTACCTCTATTGATTATGATTTTATTGTTGACAAAACGCACGGAACATGCGTCGAAGATATGTTGTGTAAGTTTGATTTGGTATCGGCTGGCAATAGAGGTAAACACAGATTCGCAGCAGTTTTCAATTTAGATAAACATGATGAACCCGGTTCACATTGGGTTTCCATATTTATCAGTGTACCCAAGAAAACAATTGTGTATTTTGATAGTGCCAATGGCGGGGTTCCCAAGGAAATCCGGCGATTTGCGAAGTTGATTCAGAAACAAGATAGCGAGTATCAATTTATTGCGTCCAAGAAAGAACATCAGAAGAAAAATACCGAATGCGGTGTGTATTCTATCCATTTTATCATTGAAATGCTGAATGATTTTGACAAGATGTTGGAGATGGTATTGAGAGGCAATATATCGGACAAGGCAATGACACGTTATCGTCGCAAATATTTCAACCGACCAAATACATAATAATATTATTTTGTAGTTTAATAGTATAATGTTATCATTAAAAAAACGTAAACATAGAAAAAAGACAAGACGAAAGATAAAAAAGGGAGGAAAAGGCATTCGAGTATATTATGTACCTATTAAAGAACAACCTGGTACCACTGAAACCAAACTATTATATCCAATAATAGAGGAGATTTCTTTAAATAAAGCTTATGATAAACAAAAATATGTTAAAGATGCTAATGGTAAAGATATTATACCTTTTTTTAAAGAATCATTATCACTCAGTGATTTTGTACCAATATTAGATAATGGCGAAGAAAATGATGTTTTAAATATATTTTCTGGTAAATATGATTCAACTATTAAAGTGAAACAAAGCACAATATATGTTCATTCTCAGCGTGATTTACAAATGATTGAATTGTATAAATATATTAAAACAAAATATTCAAGTAATAATGAATTAAAACTAAAACTAGTAAACTTGTTAGAAACGTATACACATACTCCAACAAAATTAAATATTATGGTAGATGCTATGAAAAAATATATTGCTCCTGCTCCTGCTGCTGCTGCTCCTGCTGCTGCTGCTGCTGCTGCTGATGCTGCCTTTAAAACCCAATTTGAATTGCCAAATGATATTGACCTGACAAAATTGAGTATGTATGAGTCCAAAATATTAGATAAACTGTACAAAGAAATTAATGATGATATTGTTAAAGATATTATGAGAATAATTAATGACGATAGAGATGCACCAGTACATAAACTTATTTATTCTGTAAATAAAGACAATACATATAATAATATTCGGTATGTAATTCTTACATTAATAATAAATACAAAAATACTAGAGGATGCTGCTGCCAATCCTCGTGCTGCTGCTGCTGCTGCTGTACAAGGTAATATTAATAATAATCAAATCCCGGCATTAATTGCCGCAATTGCTGCCGCCAATCCTCGTGCTGGTCCTGGCCCAGCTGCTGGTCCTGGTCTAGCTGCTGGACCTCCTCCAGGAGATCCTCTACAAGCACACGCATTAATTGCCGCAATTGTCGCGGCATTGGCAAGGCCATAAGCAAAACTATAAGCAAAACTATAAGCAAAGCTATAAGCAAAGCTATAAGCAAAGCTATACACAAGGTCATAATATATTATTGTAATCCTCCTCTACAAACAGGACATCTCAAATCGCGTTGAAACCATCTTCTTAACGCGGCTTCTTTGAATACATGTCCACATCGCGTTATTTTCATAACATTAGTACCCACCTCTATTGGTTCTAATGTTATTGGACAAATTACATGTTCTGGCAACTCGGGTTGCGTATAAATAGTTGTATTGTTTGATATATCGAGTTGTGATGAAACACCACCAGTTTGTCCAGAAACATCACGTAACAATGATAAAATAGAGGCAGGATTCAAAAATGATACAAACTCAAATGACATTGTGTCTTCTATGGGTGCTGCTGCAGCAGTAGTTGTCCCTCTACTATAGTTATTCAAGCTGCGTCTGAATCCACCACTACTGCTTT